GGCCGCCAAGCTTGCCCAGCCTGCCCTCGCGCAAGCGGGGGCGGGGGGCCGAGCCAGCGGCACTCGTGCGCCAGCATGCCATAGATGGCCGCATCGACGACCTCGTTTTCCTCAGGGGTTTCAGCAGGGATGGTCGCCCGCATGGCTTGGCGAGCGACCCCTTCGAGGGTAAATCCCAACCGGCAGAGGAATGCCCTTGTGGGCTGGTTCGTGACGGCGGTCCTGGCGCCAAAGCGCCGACACTTCAACGCGATGAACGGATGGTAGAAGCAGGCGAACAGGGTTCGCCGGTTGGCCCAGCGCGGGCTCACGGCAAAGATCGAGCCCTCGATATTCGGCCAGTTAAAGTCGTGGTAGGCGACCGCGGCGAGGAGCTCCGGCCCATCGGCAAAGCCAATCGCCGCGCCGGGACCCAGATCGACGCCCAGACCCTGCCCGACCCAATGGGCGAGGGCCTTGTCCCATCCGGTGACGACCTGGATCATTTTCCCGGCTCCAGCCTGCCCAGCCTGCCCTCGCGGAAGCGGGGGCGGAAGCGGGGGGCGGCCTAACGGCGGTAAGCGCCTGAGTGCCAGGTCGGAGGTCACCGCAGCACGCGGATCGCGTTTGTTGCTGTGCCGGTGCTTCTTCGACGGAACCGCCGGCCTGATCACGATCGAACGCGAGGTCCTGCAGCAACTCGTGATTGCAGATTGGCAAATTCGTAATCTGCAATCACGAGTTACGGCCGACGGCAAAACTCGCGTGGTATGCAAGCCGGCGCCAACCGCCGGGATCGGACCTCACCGTGCCGCTGCCGCTCGCCCGCCGCTAGGGTAGGTAGGGTCCGGGAGACGGCCCCTCAGCGGCCTTTAAAATCGATTTCTGGGTCGATCTGAGTAAACCTAGAGCGCCGAGCCCGGCTCGATTCTGAGATCGGTTCTGATCCACATCAGCGGCTGAGGCGAGACCGTCAGGCTCTGCACCGCGACGCTGATCGCGGCCCCGTCGCCTTCGGCGATATACCAAATCGTGTCGGTCTGCGCCGATCGCTCCCACGGCGTGGTGTTCCACGGCGTGGTGTTCCACGGTGTCGGCATGCCGACATGGCTGGCAAAGATCGTCATCACCGGCGGGTTGTAGTCGTAACCGAGACCGAACTGGTATTCGACGCTCTGCGCCGAGCGCATGATCGGCCGGATCGCCGCCACCCGCTTTTGCGTCGGCGTGCCGAACAGGTTCCAGGCCTGCTGGCCAAACGCGATGATGTTGGTGATCGTGCCGCTGACGAGCTCGTCGCCGCCGGGCACGCCGAACTGCACGACCCTGCCGTTTGTGGTGCCGAAATAGAGGTTGTCATTCCACACCGCCCAGCAATAGGCCGGCAGGTTGGTGTAACGGCACCAGGCGTCGAGCCCGGTGTGGTAGACGTGCTGCTCGAAGGTCCGATTGCCGTTGGCATCAAGCGCGATCAATGGCACGTTCATGACGAGCCGCCGGCCAAACCCCCAATAGATCGCCTGCCAGCCGGTCTGACCGCGGCCCTGACTGACCGCGGCCTGGCAGGCGCCGGCCGCCTTGGAGCGCGGCGGCACGGTGCCGAGCTTGAGCGCGATCATCAATTGCGACAATTTGGTGTAGTCCGAGCTCGTGATGATGTAGCTGTCGCCGCCATAGCGGCAGATCGCCCGCTGGCCGATCGGCGCCGGCGTCGTGTAGATGCCAACCAATGCCCAATTGTTGGGGTCCGAGGGATCCGTGCCGGAATAGACCAGGACCTCGCCGGTCGTCAATGTAAAGATCGTGTAAGTCGCGATCCCCAGACCGCCGTCATAGGTCAGGTTTTGCACGTTGACGAGGTAGGCCCCATCGGGGACCGTCATCTCGAACGGGAAGTAATCGAGATTGCCGGTGATCGCGTAGAGACCGCCATACCAGAAGCCGGTCGCGGAATTGGTCCAGAAATAGAGCCGATTGTGGTTGGTCTGCACGCCGATCAACTTGGTCGGGTCGAGCGGATAAGTGCTGCTCGGATTCTGCACAAAGCCGGCCGGCGCGAGCGTCGTGCCGTCGTAAGATTGCGGCGCATCATTGCCGTTCACCCAGAACAGGCGATGGTTGAACATCGCCGTCTGCCACCAGCCGCTGGTAAAGCCGGCGCCGAGCTGCAAATTCTGGTCGACGCCCCAAATCTTGTCTGACGTGGCACCAAGCAGATGGGTCAAGCCGGCCGAGGTCCACACCGCCAACGTGGTGATCGTCTGGGCCTCGCCGACGGTCTGATAGAGCTGCGAGCCTTCGCGCAACCGCACCCCGCCATAATCGGGCTGCCAATTGTCGAGGGTGATGGCGTCCTGCGGGTCCATCGCCTCGTACGGGTCGCGGGTGTTCCAGCCCTTGCCCGGCGCCGGCAACACCTGGGGGGTTGTCAGCCGGCGGGCGCGCGCCTGCTTGCGCTGGAGCGCGACGGCACGCTGCGCGCTGAGCGCCATCACACCATACTGCCGGTCAAGAGTGCCGCCAGTGTGTCCGAGGGCGACATACCCCCGCCGCCCATCCCCATCGCCTGATAGGCAGGGCTCAGCACGTCGGCCTGCTGTGCCGCCGGCAATTGCGCGGCCCTCGCCGCCTGCGGCCCGACCGCCCCGCCCGACAGCCCGGCGAGCACCGCGGCCAGCGGCGAAACCTCACCGGGGTTCTGCGGCACTCCCGGTGCCGGGGTGGCCGCTTGCGGCATGCCGGCCGGGGTCAGACCCGCCGGCTGGGCGCCGGCCGGCTGCGGGATCGTCGGCATGACCGGCGGCGCCATCGTGCCCGGCGGCATCGCCATCGTCGCCGCCGGCGGCAATGTGCCCCAGCTCGGCCTCGTCGTGCTCGGCGGCACCGACGGCAGAAAGCCGAATCCGTCCATCTCAGATCCCCCAGGGCTAGATGCCGAGTGTTCCGGGTGGCAGTTGCGGCTCCGGTATCACGCCGATCAATGGCCGCACCCCGATCCTGATCACCGGCGGCACCCGCGGCGTTTCCGACAATGTCCGCGGCACGCCCTGCGGCACCTGCACCAGGGTCGGGCGCTGCGGCTCGACCGGCCGGCCCGAGCGGACCGCCGGCGCCGCCCGCACTTCCGTCGACAGCGCCGGCGCCGAAGCGCGAGCGGCCAGCTGCGCCGCCATCTCCTCGGCAGTTAGCGGTGCCGCCGGCGCGCTCGCGGGACCTGGTCCTGGCCTGAAAGGCGGCGGCCGCCCGAGCCAATCGGGTGGCGGCTGCGGCTGCTCGAAGGGTGCGATCCGCGCCGCGATCTCCGGCGGCAACGGCGGCATCTGCTGCATCGCGGGGGGCGGCGGCACCGGCGGAAACGCGCCGAGCGAATACTGGCCGATAAAATCGTCGCGTTTGACCGCCGGCACCAGGTTGAGCGTCTGCGTGCCGCCGTCGCGCGCCACCGCCTTGTCGATCTGCCGCTCGGCCTCGTCCTTCTCCTCGTCATAGGCCAGACCAATGCGGCGCAGCATGCGCCAGATCGCATCGAGCTCGACCAGGTTCTCGCCGAGGATGCATCTATCGTTGTCGCCGGTCCAATCGACGGCCATCGGACCGCCGGCGGTCTGGATGTACCAGCCCGACTGGTACTCGAAGACAAAGGACGAGGTCTGGTCGGTGCTCGCCACCGCCGGGTCGATCGAGAACATCGTTGGCTGGCCCGACCCCTCGCCGCTCGGAACCCGGATGCGGTAGCGCCGCCACATCGTCGCCCGGCCGTAGATCGAGCTCCTGTACAATTGCCAGGCTTGCGGGCTGAGCGCTCCGCGCATCGCCCAATAGCGGCTGCGCTCCCACACCGTGTCGTTGACCAGGCGGAAGAAATCGGCCGGCAACGCATAGTCCGAGGCCCCGGTCGCGGTGAAGGTGTACTCGATGATCGTGTTGGTCCACAGCGCCCGCCGGTGCAACGCAAAGGCGGCCCGCCGGCTCTGCGCGATCAGCCGCCGCGCGGTCGGCAATTTGGAGCCCCACAATGGCGTCGGCGGATCGTCGATCCCGAGATCGCGGGCGACGTTGGAGCAGATCGTGGCCAGGGTCATGCGCGGACCTCGACGAGTCGCGGCAAAGCATCGAGGCGCTCGACCTGGACCTCGCCGCCGCACCACACGCTGAAGCGGCAGGCGATCTCGACCGCCTGGTCGGCGCGCGCTCCCATCGCCAACGCGCCAAAGGCGATCTCGGCGCCGGCCCCGCGGGCGTAGAACGGCGCCTCGACCGGATAGCTGCGGCCGTTCTGATCAAAGATGCTGACCCGGCCATTGGGGCTGACCACGATCGCGGCAAAGCCGTGGTCCTTGTCGGCCGCCTCCCAGGCGTCCTTGCCGCCGGCGAGAAACCAGTCGCGAAA